TGACGATTTTGATGTACCGATTGCATTTGTCGATTTATCAGAATCATCAGAATCATCAGAATCATCAGAATCATTTGCGTTCTTTTGTTTTAGTTTTTGCCGGGCATTAGCTGCATCAATTTGTAATCGACGTGTCTGAGGATTACTATCTAGCTTTGTCGATTTTGTTGTACTGTTTGCATTTGTCGATGTTTCAAAATCAGAATCATCAGAGTCATATTTTAAAACAGAATTTTTTTTGTCCTTTTTTTCTACTATAAGTGGGTACACTTCCAGTAAGTGAGTAAGGCGCGCTTCTTTATGAGAGTTTAGCGTTCCGGCATCACGCTCTTGTATTAGACCATCTCGTTCGCGTATGTGTTTTTGTTGTTGTGGGGTTTTAATTTTACTCTTGATAGACTTTTTTGGCATTTTAATTAAATAATACCTTACTATTATTAATAGGTATAACAACTAAATATTATATCAATTTTTTTTAATATATACACTAATATATAGTTTTACTAAATAGATGGGATAAATTCATAATTTTTATATCTGCATATTTTTTCCCAAACTAAATCTTGTTCTTCTAAATTAATGCGTGATTTGAGCAGGGGAAAAAATAATAAAAATTCATCATATTCATATAATTCACAAATTTTATGAATAATATAGTTATAATTTAAAAAATTTTTCCTCTTTTTGGGTCTATAAATTGAAAAAGGTTTTTGAATCTCTTTAAATACTCTTTTAATTGTTTCTTCTTGTTCTCGTGTCATTGTCGGGGGTGGTATATTATTTAAATTATTAATTATATGATGTATATGTTCATAATATTTGTTAAATTTTAATTTTTTTAATATTTTTTTCATTAATTTATGATCAAGTATTTTATAATCATATATCCTTTGAATTTTTAGTTCTTCTCTAATTCTTTTATATATTTCTTTATCAATTTCTGTTGATTCTTTTGCTTGAAATTGATTTAATATTTCGGATAAATGATTACCTCGTTTATATGCACATGCTTTTGAATCATTATTTGAATCTTTATATGTTTGTTTATCATTTTCTAATAGTATTAATTCTGATTCACCACATGAAGTACATATATAATATCCATCGTTAATATGTATTGTTTTTTCTATTTTACATTTATTACATATTTTTATAAGTTGTGTATTTTTTGTTTTTCTCGTATTTGTATTATATACTAATTTCATATATTTATCATATAATTTTGATTTATCAATAATTGTTGTGCTAACATTTTTTTGTTTAAAAATATCAGTAAAATTTATGATATTTGTTTCTTGTGATTTTTTATTATCATCTGTGGGGGCATAGTATTCCAATAAAGTATCAATTGTTTTATCAAAATAGTCTAACTCATTTGTCCTATTTTCTAATTGTGTAATTTCAATTTGTAAATGTTCATATTCATTTTTTAAATTTGATTTAACTGTAATAATATCTTGTGATAATTGTTTTAAATCTAAATTATTTAATTCATCTAATTCTTTACCCAATACATTTATTCTCTTTTTTTTCTTCCGCAAAATTTTATCTTGTTCGCTAAATTCATTAATTTTTTCTTGATGTTTATTATCAAGTGTTGTTAGGATACTATTTTTATTATTATTAATATATGTTGAATATTTAGTATGTTTGTCGCGAAATAAATTATTTGAAAATTGCATTTATATATATAATATTAAATAAAATTGTTATTTAAATATGTTATTTATATTTTTTTTGAATAAAATTAAAACATATAATATATTTACTAAATATTAGTATTTAAAATCTAAAAATAAAAAATATATTTAGATTTTTTATTTAATTGTGCGTTTTCTGATTTTTTTTTTCTTTTTGTATTATATATACATATAAAATGGGAGGCGGATTAATGCAATTAGTAGCGTATGGTGCTCAAGATGTTTATTTAACAGGTAATCCACAAATTACTTTTTTTAAAGTCGTATATAGAAGACATACAAATTTTGCTGTTGAAAATATTGAGCAGGTTTTCAATGGTGCAGCAGATTTTGGTCGCAAAGTCACATGTCAAATCAGTAGAAATGGTGATCTAATTACCAAAATGTATTTAAGAGTTGTCTTGCCAGATTTTAGACTCACTGGTCCTGGACAACAATGGGCATGGGTTAGTCGTGTTGGACATGCTCTTGTTAATAATGTTGAACTCCAAATTGGAGGAACCCGTATTGATAAACAATATGGAAATTGGTTAAATATATGGTACGAACTTGCTCGTAACTGGGCTCATGACCGTGGCTACGCAGTAATGATTGGGGATACAACAGAGTTAACAACTCTGGCCGCATCACATAGCTCCGCCGTTCTTTATGTACCACTTAAATTTTTTAATAACAGAAACGATGGATTGGCAATTCCACTTATTGCATTACAATATCATGAAGTTATCCTTAACTTTGAATTTTCTCCTGTAAACACATGTGTTAATTCTACCGCAAATGTAGCTTCATCTGAGTTGGGTGCGCTCAAAATAGCGGGTGCTTCGCTATTTGTTGATTATGTATATCTCGATACAGAAGAACGTAAAAGATTTGCGCAAGCACAGCACGAATATCTAATTGAACAAGTTCAGTTTACGGGTGCTGAATCTGTAAATTCTCTAACGCAAAAGTTTAGACTTAATTTTAATCATCCGTGCAAATCTTTATATTGGACACTTCAACTTGGTCGTTATACTTCCGGATATAAATTTTTAGCATATGATCCTAAAAATATTGATAATACTAGACTTCTTGCCACCAAGAGAGCTGTTCTAGCACTTGCTAGATATGCCGGCAATAAACTATTTTTGACCGCAGATGATGTTAGCGCAAACCTTTCAGGTGTTGTTACCCCTCAACGCGAACAATATGCCGCATTCTTTTCCCGTGTAAATCCAATTGCTATCACAAACCAACCAGATATTGATAATATTACTATCCTTGGAGATCTTCTAACAATTGAAGAAGTATCCGCACCAATTGATAGATTAAATCTTTATAATGATGTAGATCATATGACAACTGTTGCATTTTCGAGAACCTCAGCTGTTCCTATGGGAACAGATGGACACGCGGATAGAGATATTGCATTACATCAATGTGATAACTACGGCGTATACCTTAATAAAACTGTTAATCCTGTAAATCAGGTATTGCTTCAATTGAACAGCCATGATAGATTTTCGCAAAGAGATGGCAATTATTTTAACTATGTTCAACCATATCAACATCACTCAAATACTCCAACTGATGGCCTTAACATGTATTCATTTGCCCTTAACCCAGAGGAGCATCAACCATCTGGAACATGTAATATGTCCCGTATTGACAACGCATCACTAAATATTGTCTTTGGTAGATACTCAAATGATAATGAATTTAAAAACGTATATCTTGCGGATGATTCTGATATTTCAATTTATGCAACAAATTATAATGTTCTGAGAATCATGAGTGGTATGGGCGGGTTAGCTTATAGTAATTAAGAATGGTGTTTTAAAAAATATTGAAAAATAATTAATTTAAAAAATTACTCAATATATATAATTATATATATTAAGTAATATGTCATCAGACCAATTGATCCAGCCACATAAGAAACAACTTTCACAATCTACATCTACACATAATAATTTGTTAGCTATTACGTCACTTACGCCAACTATACCGGATATGCCCACACTACCAGATACGCCAACGCAACTAGATACAAATATTAATTCACTAGATAGATATATAAATAAGAAAAAAAAAGTAACCGTAAAATCTGTAAAACGCGTTACTAGTACTAAAACAACAAAAGAGTTAAACCACGAAGTTGTAATATATAACAATAAAGAATATGTAGTCTCATGCATTCCATTTAATGAAGAATATAAAATGTTTATTATTGATAATGATAAAAAAGATGAAGTAATACAAAAATCATGGCATTATAGACCTGATGGTAAATATATAGCTGCAACGCACATACATACTGATGAATCAAAAAAAGAATTATATCTCCATAATTTTGTTATGGATAAATTAACTTTTGATGGTAAAGGACAACAACACACAATTGATCATATTAATAGAATAGGCACGGATAATCGTAAAGCAAATTTAAGAGAAGTTACCACACAAACCGC